CGGTTTGGGTGCTTTTCCGTAACCCCTGCCATCAAATTAGGATAATCCTTTGTACTGTATTGTGCATATTGTTTTCCGTTCCATACAAAGAACGTTTCCCCATCGCCGTATGCTATGCGTCGCCCGTCGTCGTCCCGGTATTCGTACATTTCGTTACATACCTTTTCCGGGCAATCATCCGGGAAAATTATTTGAATAGTTTGCGGCTTTTCGCCGTATGCTTTGGTAAACAATCCGGCATACTTTCCACTAGCAATAAAATAGTCAACACTTTTTGGATATTCTTTTCCGTTGGTTGCTTTCTCCTTATACCCTACTTTGATAAACCCCACACGTGGCAAAACAACACGTTGTATGCCGGTGGTTGGTCTGTTTATGTTTATACGTCCTTTCATAATCAAATATCAATTTCAGTATTCAACAAATCTTTCTTTGTCACGGGTTCCGGCTTTTTAGGCTGTTTTTCTTCGATTTTAGCCACTTTTTCTTTTTTTGGTGTAATTGTACGTTTTGCGGTTTTCTTTTCCTTGACGGGCTTGTTTCCCGCCGTTTTTGCCGTTTTTCGTGTGGTTCTCTTTACGGTCTTGGTTTTCTTTTCCTCCGGTTCCGGTTGTGGTTCGGGTTCCGGGTCTTTCTTCAAATCCTCAACGGTAACGGCTTTTTCCGGTTCCGGCTTTTTCTTTTCCGCCGGGGCTTTGCTTTTAACAAGTTCCGCCAACGTCAGCGAAACAATATTGTTTGTCAAATCCGGTTCGTTATCCAATGATATTTCCCCGGAAACCGCCGTAAATGTATTATCCCGTTTTTCGTCCTCAATTGCTGCCAACTCCAAAAGATACGGGATTTTCTTTGCGTTCGGGCTGTCTGTTTGGTCTTTCAAATTGTACGTCGGTTTCTTTCGCCAATCTTTCGGGCTGAAATTGAAAACACGGTCAATCGGAATATCCGGGAAATTTTCATTCCACATCATCGCATATAAATGCAACTGAATTTCCGCTTCTTCGTAAAATCCTTTGCGCCCGCTTTTGAAATCCACAATTGCGTTTATGTATTCTTTTGAACCGGGCTTTGATAACATCGTACACGGTAAATCAATCATTCCGGCGTAATTATGAACGGGGTGTACCAACGCAATTTCCACGGCTAACGGTTTAACGTCATAATCCAAAACAAATTGCGCAAATGCTAATATATCCTTTTTGAAATCATCAGCGTAATAAATGAAATCGGCTGGCAATTTGTTGTTATCAATATAATCTTTTAATTTGGCTTTCAGTCCGTCCAAATCATAAACCCGGTTAATTATAAGTTCCTCAAATTGGGCGTGCATAAATGTACCATACGCCGCCCGTTCTGCTTTGTATCGTTCCGCCTCGTCAATACCTTTGTCGGCAATCCATTTAATCAGAAATTCCGATTTTGGCATTGTCTGCGATAATATGGTTGTAACTGACGGATAAAATTCCGGGGTTCCGTTGTCGTCAAACTTGTAATAATATCGGTGTCCTTTGCTGTTTAGCTGCCATACTTTATACGGCGGTTCGATTAATGCGCCATCAAAGAACATTGCCGTCATTTCCTCAACCGTCATGCCCGGCACAATTTCAAAAGCCCCGGCGGGCTGTTCTATTTCGACGGCATCCAATCCGGGGACAATCTGTTGTTCATCGTTTATTTCCGGGAATTTATCGGCGGGCAATTGTCCCATTGCTTCCGCCAACTTCTTAACCGCATTTACTGCGTTACCCATTGTGTTTGCAATACTTTTTTCCGGGTTTTCCGGCTGTTTCTTTTTCGCTCTCATGTTATTTGCTCTTTAATTCGTTAAACAATACATAAACCATTAATCCACACATTGCAGAAAACAAAAAATGGATATAATTCCAAAATCCGGCAATAAAACATATTACTCCGAAAATGCTAAATATCATTGCAAAAACCTTTGATTGCCACGCATCGGAAAAGAAAACATCAACCATCTTTTCCATTTTTTCGATAAACTTCTTTTTCATGGTTTTAATCCTCCATACCAAACAGATAATCGGCGGAACAACCGCACATTTCGCAAATTATTACTACCCATTCCGGGACAATCCTTTTGGTTGTCCCGTTGCAAAGATTTGTCATATTTACCTGCTGTGCGCTTTCGCTTGCGCCCTCAAACAATCGGGCTGCAATATCCTTTTTCAATACTTTCTTTCCGTTTGCCTCTGAACGGGCGATTGCTTCGTTTACTCTCAATTTCATATTGTTTTATTTTTATGGTTATTACTCTACATGCCCGCAATGTTTGCAGGTTTTTTCCTCAAATATCGGTTCGTATTCATACGGGGTTAAATACCCATCGCCGCCGCAACATTTATAATCGGCGTCGGTAACTTCCATTTCTCCGCCACATACCGGGCAATTTCCTTTTCCGACCAATACCAAATTCAGAAATGCGTCCAAATGTTCGGAACGTACAACCGAAATTCCGGTTGCTTTGATAATGCCGACAACATCAGAAACCGGAACGTCACGTTCGATACTATCAAACAAAGTGCATCCCCAAAATTCCGGGTCGTCTTGTATCATTTCCTTTTGGATTAATTGGTTTACAATGATTGTTTCAACTTCTGTTGCTTTCTTTCCGGCTGCTTTCGCCAAAATGTTCAATTCTTTGTCTTTTCTGATATTCATATTATTTCGCACTATCCCCGTGCGTGGGCTTAACTTCAATGCAAAGGTACAAATATTTTTTTTACCACCAAAGATAAATACTTTTATTTCAAATTTATTTTTGCGGGTTGTTTTGCAATTTACGGCAAACAATATATTTTTGTGGTACCGCATCAACCAAATATCGCTCTCGGTTACTGCGTAAAATTCCCCCGGTGCATATTGATTTATGACGCCGGGGTTTTTTTTATTTCTTAATACAACCATTTGTAAATTTCGCCGTAATATCCGGTTTCCAATACTGCTTTTATTTTATCCTGCTTTCTTAATGCAAATCTCATAATATTTATAATTATGCCGGGGAACTCCCCGGCGTTGGTTATGCAATACGAATTAAATTAGCTTTTTTGAAACACCTGTATTCCTGCTTTTCTGTATCGAAATACGTTTGTACCGTGTCGGCGGGTTTCCGGGTTCCGGTTGTTGCCGGGATTGTTTCCGGGTTTGTGGTTCCGTATGCCTCACGCAATGAACCGTCTATTTTCTGAAAATAGAATTTTACTATTCGCTTTTTCATTTCGGCTTTTAGCTTCATGTTTAACCATGCACATTTTAAAGCCTCTGAAAGTTTGTAACCATTGCGTTTTACGAATTGCCACGCCAATTTGAAAATCTCACTTAATTTGTTTCTTTTTTCTGAACTCATACGAATTTGTATTTGGTTCCGGGAACCCGCCCGGTCGGATATTATTTAACATAGAAACTTATCTTTATTCCTCTGCGCAATTTGCAAACGGTTTTATCATCGGTGCCATTAAATGCACGGCGCAACATCTTATTAGCCATTTCAACGCCAATCAATTCAATCAATCCTTTAACGCCTACCAACTTGTTAACCTTTTTACCGTCAACAATACCGTTGATTTTAATGCGGTAATTGCGATTAATTTCTTTTGTTGTGTATAATAAACCGTTGTAAATTGTTGTTGCCATTTTGATTTTCTTTTAATTGTTCGGGGTAAACGCCCCGTCGTTGTTGTTTGACAATGCAAATATACAACCTTTATTTTAATTACCAAAAGAATTTCTTTTTATTTTTCTGTTTTTATTCGATATTTTATTCCTTTGTATGGTTTTCCGGTTAATATGCTTTTTTTTATTAGGTTTCTATCAAAGCCTTTGTTTGCTGCATCTTTATAATTTTCAAATTCAACACATACTTTTCCATCATATCCAACTCCCTCAATTGGATATTTATATTTTGTTTTATTATATATGGCTAATTCATAATTAAGATTTTCAGATTGTGTACACCATCGTAAATTTTCTACAAAATTATGAAATCTAACCCCGTCTATATGGTCAACATTTGGTTTATTTTCCGGATTTGGGATAAATGCAATAGCAACCAATCTACTAACTTGCATAGTTTTTGATTTTCCGTCTTTGCTCAATGATACACACAAACCATTACTGATTGTTCTCGTTGGACTTAAAATAATATTTTTTCTAACTGACAATACCCTACCATAGGAACTAATTTTATATAAGCCCTCATAATTTTTTATATCTTCCCACTTTTCCATATAACTATATTTATTGTTTTGTCTGTGCACATATACAAATATTCTTTTTTGGTTTTATACTTTTCCTTTTTTATTTATTATTTTGAACGAATTTTCGATTTAAGCCACTTTTTCGGGCGAAATGTGTAATTTATCCATCCGGGAAAGAAAAGCCCGCTACGGGGCTAAAAATGGGCAAAACGAAAAAAGCCGGGGGAAACCCGGCTAATCCTTGAAAAAATCTTTAATTATATGGTCAAATGTAATTCGATACAAAGATAGTTATTTTTCGATTGTTATAACCTCAAACCCGGTAATTTTTGTATGTGGATTTTTTGAAACAATATCAAATTCACGGTTTTTTATCCGTTTTGTTTTCCATAAAAAACCTAACCAACGCTTATATTGCACAGTTTCCGTTATTAAAAGGCTATCCCGTGTTATAATTTTGCCCGAAAACGTATTATTTTTAATACATCCGTCAAAATCAACCCATTTGTCGGAATACTCAATACAACGTAATACAGTCGTAACCGTATCGCCGGGCAAATATACAACACTATCCCGGACGGTTGCCCGCAATTCGTTGATTGTTTCCATTTGGGTTGTTGTAACCCGTTCCAACTCCCGGTTCTTTGTCTGCAACGTCTTTATCAACTCCGCATCGCTCGCCCGGTATTTTTCAAACTCTGACAATTTCAGTTCCAAAACCCCAACTTTTGCGGCGTTCAAACTATCTTTTGTTTGGTACCGGGAAACGTCCTGCAATAACGTTTCCGTGTTGGTTCTGTATTTGTCCCTTTCCCCGGTTAACTGATTAATCCGGGAACGTTGCACCCATATAGTGACAACGGCGGCAACCGCCAAAGCAATTGCCGCTATTATTAGATATTTTTTCATAAGATACGTTTTATTGTATTGTAATGTACTTTGGCGATACGCTCACGCCCTGCGTCCGACATCATAAAACGGCAATCTTTCTCCGTGTCCATGAAAAAGTTTTCGGATAATACCGCCGGGCAAACCGTATGTTTCAGTATATAAAATTGGCTTTCTTTGTCCGGGTCGCCGTCTATATAATCGAAACGCATTTTCCAACCGTCCGGGGCAAACTCCTTTTCCGCTTCTTCGCAAAGAACGGTTGCGATTGCATCCGCTTTCGTTTGTCCTACGCTTGTGTAACATTCCCACCCGGTGCCGCCTCCGGCGTTCCCGTGAACGCTAAACAAAACGGCGTTGTTGCCGCAATCTGCATGGATAACGTTTGCACGTCGGCAACGTTCCGGTAATGATACGTCGTTGTCCTCCGGTACCAAAATTTCAAACTTTATTCCCTCCGCTTTCAACATCGCCGCAATACGGCGTACAATATCACGGTTAAACTCCCATTCTAACAATTGGGAACCGTCGCCCCAAATGGGGGAACGTTTTCCGGCGCAATCCACGCCGTGTCCGGCATCTAATATAATTATCTTATCCATTTTTATTTTGTTTTATGGGGCTTTTCGCCCCGGTTATTATTCATAAAATTCTGTTGCCCCCTTTTCTAACTCATCCGGTATAAACGGCATACCTACCATTTCTTTGAAGTTTATAATAACCTCAAACAAAGGTTTTCCGTCTGTTCCGCTTTGCAGATAAAAGCCATCATCAATGTTTGAATTAGCCAAAAATCTAACTGACTCGCCCTGCTGAATTGGGAATGATATACTTTTAGACTGAATGTTCTTGGCAATCTTTCTGTTTGCTTCAATGGTTGTTGAATATCGGCTGTTTGGAACTTCCGTTAATGAACCATCCGGCGCAACCTTTGCAGCCCAAAAATTGGCTTCATTAATTGTGCTTGTTTCGTTATATGCCTGCCCGGAATACTGAATTGTTATAATTCCGTCCGCCTCTGCCAATAAATCTCCTTGAACTTTGTTAGGGTCTGACGCTCCGGGGTCTGCCCATGCGTTATTATTGCTAACCAAAGCCAAACCCTTTTTAATGCCCAAAGGTATATTTCCTGCGGTCTTGTTGTACGTATATCGGTAACTTGCATCGCCTGCCGGGGTCATAACAACAAATTTTGCATAGTCTTTCTGATATTCCAAATATTTTTCCGAAATATGCGAACTATCTGTTACTACCATTCGATTAAACCACGGGGTTATATCCCCCTCAAAATCATTCAGTACCATATCGGTTGGCGTTTGTGATTCAGTAGGATATATAATAACCGCAAATTCTACTGCATCAGCCGGAACAACAAAAGTTTTGGTTGCCTCGTGGATTCCGCTTACTACATCTTCCGAAATAAACAATCTGTCTGCAATGCTCCATCCTGCATTAAATTGCGGTTGGTCATTGTTAATACTAAGTAATTCCGGGGACGGTGCGACCGCTTCCGTTCCGGTGTACTTCATCAAAGCAACAACAAAAGAGTTTTGTTTATCCGTAATCTTAACCGTTGCTTTATAATTTTTCCCCTTAAGTACATGGGTATCAAATCGGCTGTACTTCTTAAACAAAGAAAATACGGGTAAATCCTTTCCGTTATCTTTTACAACCAACTGATTGTTTGAAATACTTACTTTTGCGGCTGTTTTAACAGACAAATATGTATTATCGCCGAAATACATTACATCATTATTGACGTCAATTTCCGGTTCGTCAAAAACCAAAGCCCTTGAAAGGTTCAAAGAGTTGTAACCGTAATATTTATTATTCATTTTGATTTGATACCCGGTAAACGCCATAAATGCTAACAATGCCTTTCCGACTCCATAGTTTTTGCCTACTGACTGAATCAACACACATGAATTTGCCCCAATAGACAATAATTCTTCATTCGGGAAATTGGTTTCTATACGCAAATGAACATCAGTAAATGCCTTTGCTTGACACTCTCCCAAATACAATTCTTTGCGTTGTTTGTCGCCTGCTTTATAGTCAATCTGAACCGCCATAGGGTTGCCGTTTACATCTAATAACGTTTGGTCGTTATCGTCAGCAAATTCAAGTCTAACCCAACCGTCCTGCGTAATTCTGTTATCCCCATATTGCGTTGGCTCAATATACAAGCCAATTAAAAAGGTTGTTCCTCCGGAAATATTTGGGTCGTCTTGTGGGTCAATATCTTGTATAACAAAAGATTTCTTTTTCATATCTTGATATACTGACATACCGCCCTTAACTTTCAAATCAGAAAACCACAAGCGGGATTTTGCATATTTAGAATTTACCAATTCATCATTACCTAACATTGCCAATATTCCCTCTGCATCTTTTCCCGGAACAACGGATAAATCAGCCTTGAAAATCGGGTCTCCATCGGGTGTTTGTCCGTTTCCCATTTGCGAAATACGAACCGTTCCATCCATACTTCCGACCTCTGTTGCTTTAAATGATTTTTTTGCTATTTTATCATTAAACAAAAATGGAACATTTCCCAAATTTACATTTGCTTCGTCTGTATCACTATCGTATTCAATAAAGAAAGGTTTTTTAAATCGTAAATTCTTTGTCTGCAACACAATATTTCCCTGCTCATCGCTTGTTGTTAGGCTGCTATCAATAGTTTTATACCACGGAATAAAATCCCACGTATTTTCGTTCTGAATAGGCAAAAAAATACCTGCAATCCCATTGCTTGTAACGGTTATTGGTGTATTTGCCCCATCAATACTTTCTCCGGCTGCCGGGCTAATTATTGCCTTGTAATTGGCTGCCCCCGGTTCTTGTATAAGTTCCAAAATGATAATTCGGTTATCCGATACGGGCGGCAATGTCTGTTGAATTGTTTGGTTGTTGCTCATCTGATAAACCAACAACAAAGTTGTACTTTTGTTGTACGGGTCTGTATTCAGATTTACCCCCTTTTGTACCTCTTGGCGGTTGGCATAGAATAACGCCTTAATCTGCTCGTTTGTCTTTCCTGCTGTTGCCGGGTGCGCTGTTTTAGACAATGCAATAAAAGCCGCATTTTGCTTAATCATACGGTCAAACTCTGTTGGGCTTATTGGGTTCTTTGCGTCTGCCAATCCTGCTGCAACTCCTTTTTCTTTCAATTTTGCCAAATCCACATCTTCCAAATCGTTTTGGGCAAAATTTGCGTCTTTCCCCTTTTTCTCAAAGTCTTTGTTATCTACATTTGACAAAGTATTGTCTGCTACTGCCATTTTTGCCAATACAGCCGCAAATGCCGGGGTTTTTACATACTTATCCAAATAGTCTTTAATCCATTGTTCATCAGCCCCCGCCGGAACCCACGGAATTTGCGCCGCATCATTAATTTCAATCGGCAAATATACATCAACCCACATTGCCCCCTGCCTATCAGAAAGAAATGTTCCTTTCTGAACTACTTCAACGCCCAATTTCTGTTGGTTTTCCGAAATGTATGTTCCGGTAATTGCTTTCGTGTCGCCCAAATAGGTTTGTGTGTAAACTTGCATTTGCCCCAATCCTAAAAGAGGAACGATATTAAACAACAACATATCGTTCTGAATCTTACAATTGGTGCAAACCCCTTTGTTTACTTCAAACTCAAATGGTGCGCCGCTTCCGGTAAAAATCGAACCTTTGACGTGTACGGAATCCGCCTTAATTGGGGCGTTGTTCTTATCCCGGAACATCATAATAATAATTTGGCTACTGCCTGCTGATAATTGCTTTAATTGTGCCATAATCATTTGAATTTTTTCTTGTTAATACTATGTTTATCATTAATCGCCTTTATTAGCTTTTCGGCTTCTTCTTTCGTTATACACTTGACTATTTCCGCCGCCATATCTATTGCCTCAACTGCATTGCTTTGTTTGAGTTCGTAATTCTCTTTCATGCTCCAACCCTCCCTTAATAGAATACCCAATGTCAGTAATACAACAAAAAATGGAATACTGTAAAAAGGAAAAACCATAAGCCCCAAAACATCAATCATCAATACGTATAAAACTAAACGCAAATAGTCTATGATTTTTTGCCCGGTTTTCCGCATCGGGTGGCTGCTTAATTTTTCTTTTCTCGCTTTCACGGCTTCGTATGCCGTCCAAAAATCAAAGAATGTCGCAAATACTACAAAAACACAACATACAAAGATTATTATCAAACAAACTTTCATGTCGTGTTGAATGAAATAAAAATACTTTTCCATCGGTCTTTTTTGTGGTGCGGATTGCTCCGCACCGGGTTAAACATTATTTTTCCTAAAGTAATACTTTACCCAACTAAAATAGTTAGAATTTTCCAAATAGTTTGCATCATATTGCGCCGCCCTCGCTTCCTGCTCAAAAGAAATGTATTTGTAGGCTTGTTTTCCGTTGATTATTAGCCTAACTAACCATTCTATCACGTACCACAAATAAAACGCAAATACAGCCAACAGATAAAGCCACGGGCTTATTTCAACAAACAGACTGACAAGCCAAATAATCAGCCCGGACAACAGAAACATTTCCGTCCACTGCCGGGCGTGCGTACATTCATGATTGCGTACACATTGAGGCATTTCCTTTTCGCTTTCGTATATAGTAAAAACAAACGCAGTCAGCGTTATTGTAGTAAAGTTAGCCCACAACGTTGCGTGGGCTAATTTGCTGTTGTAAATAATCTTTTTCATTTTAATACATATTTAATGTTTTAGCAATCAGCCTGCATAATATCTCTTTTCCATAGGCTTTTAAGTGTAATTTATCGTATTCGTACACGTCTAAACTCCACATAGTACAACCAATGGAATGACCGTCAACAAAAGGAATACCCAATCTTTTACATGTATCTTCCATTCTGATTGATATTTCAGCCATATTAAATAAATCGTCCTGCGATTTACTATATGGCGGCGTTATTGTATCGGTTGCATATTGTGCCCTTTCCGGTTGCGAAATAAAACAAACTAAAATTTCCGGCTTAAAAAAGTGTATTGTTTCAACCGTACTTTTCATTGCAGCACACATATTTTTTTGTGTAAAACTTTTTGGCGCATTATTATTTGCCAATAGTTGATATGGCGACAATCCGAACACTTCATTATATCCGGAACCGTTTTGTATCATTTTTATATACCCGGTTACTTCTTGTGCTTCTGTAAAATCCACAGAAAAAGCAATTTTCCAATCGGGCTTATCTAATACTCCCCATGCGTTCATGCCCTCGGCAATTCTCTGTATATATATAGAGTTTTTATCTTTTGATATTGTATAACCATCAATTGTTAATGCTACAATTTTATCAATAAGACTTTCGACCGTATCACTACTTGAATATGTAACACTTTGAGCAACTCCCGACAAATTGTTTTCTGTACCGATAGTAATTTTTACGGTTCCGCTTCCAACAAAGTTTCCATCCTTAAATACAGAATTATATGCAAGTTCTTCAGATTGTGTTTTTCTGAATATTTGCAACTCATATTTCAAATGTTTATCTGTATTTTCTTCATCATAATATTTACCAAACAAATTTCCTCCGTGACCATAATCATTTGTTCCACCTTCGACGAAACAAATATCACAATTCTTTATTTGATTTATATTTACTTCATTGTTTACCATGTTTTGTATAAAATTGGTAATTGTCTGCCCGTTTTGTCCATTACTTTCATAAGATGCTAATTTTAAATATTTTGCAGAACCTTGTGGAATACCTAAAACAACGTATGAATCACCAACATACAATCCCTTTTTACCTGCATGTGGGAAATATAAATTAAGCCCTGCTTCTAATACATTTTTTTCAATGTCAAAAATTAAATCATTTAATCCATATCCAAATTTTTGATAACCCTCGTCTGTTTCTGACAACCAAACGTTTATATTCTCTTTAGATGTAAGATTTAGTATCCCAAATTTAACAAAATACACATTTTCCGGGAATGGTTCTCCGGACGTCAGCCCGGTATTTCTACCGACTTCTTTTTGTTCTTCATTGTATGTAAAATAATATCCTTGATTTCCAAAATAATATATTTTTCCGGGTTTAACGGGTATTAAATTAGAATACGTCCACTTCCCTATTCCTTGAGGCTCATTCCATAAAGCCGGATTTAACATATTTCCATTTAGTTTTACATACAATGGCAAATTTACTAATGCGTTTTTTTCGTACAATACCGTTTTTTGCTGTAATTCTTTTACATTTTCAATTGTTGTAATATCTTCAACGGTGTATATTTCAACATCTTTGTCAAGTGTTCCGTTCTTTATTCTGTTAATGCCAAAATATGCGCTATTTTCCGGTGCTAACAAAATCACATCATAATAATCATTTAATATTTCAGTTGTAAATATCTGTAATGGTGTTTTGTCAATATCGTAAAAGACAACAGATACTTTACTATTAGATGTCGTATATAGGTTTTTAAATAGGAATAATTTATTATTTAGTCCGGTAATATCGGTATAATCGTAAGATTTTCCATAAGGATAACCGGAATATACCCCACTAATGTTTATTAAATATCCGTTTTTAGCTTTTAATGTCACATTCCATTTATTTATTAATATCCCTTTTTCAATATTAGATATTTTTTCATTGATTTGTGGAATATTAGATAAATATTTTGCTGCATCCTCAACGTTTAAATCTGTTATAATATATCCATATCCCCCGGTTAATAATGCGTTACCCGTACTACCAAATGCAATTTTAGGATAGTTTTCTACTTCTTCCGGTAAAACTAAATCCGTATTTATGGTTGTTCCGACTGCAACATTTTGTTGTATTATTTTCCATGTTCCTTTTTCATACCCATATAAACTAACATAGGAATTTGATGCAATTTTTAAGTTGACAATATGTAACGTTAAACCTTTTTTAAAGTTAGTAAATTCTATTTTCTTACTTGTTCCGTCTGCCTCAACTTTTTGTCCTCCAAAAACCGAACCTACGTTTGATTTACCCGCCAATTTTTTATCAACATCATCTTTATCTGAAATTTCGTTCCAATTTGAATCTTTTACCCATTCCAAATCTGTCATTGCCGTTCCAATGTATTGTTCATTTATCCAACCGTTAATAGGGTCTTTGTAGCTTATTTGCATACCGGGTTTTCTCAACTTGGAAATAACTTGTTTCCTCGTTGTGGCAACGTCTGTGTTCCAATCTAAAATCATGTTACCACCTCCGGCTCCTACTTCCAATGTTTGTTTACTCCATGTCCCATTCCATTTTAAAACGCCTAATTGACCAACATCAATTGTTAGATTTGAAAAGTTTACGTATGTTCCCTCTCCTGCCAAATAGAAAACGTTTTGGTCGGGCGTACCCGGATTTGTAGCTGTTGTTGCAACGCCTACAAATTGATAATTATCCCCTAAACTATTAATTATTGTAAGCAATGTATTTTGCAATACTTTCCCGGTAATTGATTGCGTTCCGTTCGTTTTAATAACGCTTGAAACCGCTTGTTTTAGTTGTTCGTAATTTCCCATAATTTAATTTTTAATCGGTTTTGAAATCATTATTATAATCGTCGTTAAAATCTCCTTTGTTTGCTATTATATAGCCACGTCCTATTTTCTTGACAACGGTATTTGTTTTAAATTCAATTTCTACGCTTGCCAAATCTCCCTGCGTTTGCCATTTCGGGGTAATTAAAAACGTGTCGCAATCGTATTCCCTGCCGTATTTATCCGTTATATGAATGTAATCAGCCATACGGATAAAACGCATAACGTCGCAAAGGAACTCCGGTGCCAATATTGTACATTTAAACGTTTTGACTGATATTTGTTTTTCCGGAAAAAAATACCCGTCCCGTTCTTCGCCGTCCTCTTCAAATTCATAATCCGGTTTTCCCAACTCTGTACAAAGGTACAACGTATTTTTGAAATCCGGGTTTTTATATACTATTTGCCCGGCGTCGAAAACCAAATTTTCCATGTCCCACCATTCAATTTTAAGGTACCCGGAAACATCTTGTACAACGGTAAACATTTCTGAATACCACGTTTGAACCCCGTCGGATAACCTCATATAATAAATTCCGTCTAACTGATTTAATTGAATTGGTAATATTGCAGGGTATATAATTACATCATATCCCAAAGATTGAAAACGGACAATCTGCAATCCGGTTTCTTTCATAGGTGTTGTAATGTTGGCAATTTGTTTTCCGTTTTTATCATATAAAAAAACATACGTAACGACGTTTGCACGTGTATTTCTGATAATTTGAAATGGTAATAATCTATTAGCCGGGGCAAATAACGGGTAAATTGCGCCGTATGCGTAACTTTTTCTGTGGTTCTGTTCATTTATTGACGTGTACCACGGTAAAACACTTATGTTGTTATTCTGTATCATATTTCAACGTTGCTTTAATATTTCGACTACACAAATTTACCGAAAGTTTATCAACTTGACCGTTACCGATATATGTTTTAACTAACCGCATCGGGTTTGGGTCTGTGGTTCCTGCCGGGAAATTCAATGTTTGTTTCTTTTTACGTTCCAATCCTCCCAAAGCATAATATTGGGAATTATTTATTTTGAAATTCCGTGCGGGCATATCATAAACCCAATATGTCGGTTGTATATTGATAAACGCTAAATATCCATTTTGCAAAAAATATTCTACGCCATCAACGGTTTGTCTTGTAAACGGCAATTCCAATTGTCCACCTCCGGACGGCATAACCGCCGCAAACAATGCGAATCCATCCAAACTAATTGCACCGGGGTTTAACAACATCAAATCAATATCGGACGTAAAATTGGAAATATTTATTTCTTCTATCTTTCCGGCTGTTACATATTTGGACGTAATTTCTATTGGTAAACCCTCAAATGGTGTTGTTACATCATCCATCCACTCAAATTGATAACGTTCCGGCATTTCTACTTTGTCAAATGAATATTCAGACGTTGCAAAAGCTAATTTTTTGCCGTTCCTAACGTTTTCTAATTGTGTTAAATCATAATCAATAATCGGGTTATATCCATACGAACCGCCATTTCTAAACCAACTTACCTGTTCAATTTTAAATTTTCCGTCCTCAATATACCAATAACATTTGTAAATATCCCGTAACATCGTCATAATCTGTTGTAATGTAATCGGGGCTTTTTGCGCCGGGGTTTTATATTCGCCATTAATGATATTACTTTTCTGACTTATTAGCAACTTAAATGACTGCCCGGAAATAGGATTGTTTGTGTTATAAAGAAATTGGCTGTATTCCGGCGTCGCTTCATGCGTTATTCCGGGCGCAAATTCTTTTAATAGCACATTGATACATGACGACAATGTAAACGCATCACGCAAAGTATATGCTTTTCGGGCTTTTTCCTCTAATATCCAATCCATCAGATAAAACCCAAACCATAACGACGCATAACGCCACGTTGACCGGGCGATTGGATAAAACGTTTGTCCATATATGGAATAAGGCGGCGCAAAATACTTTCCACTGTCGGCTAATCCCCACTCGGTCGGCGTATCTGAAAAATTATTAGATATAAATGCCACGTCGATTGCGTAACCAATTGCCCGGCGGTAATTTCTATTATTATCTACAATATCATCGGACGACAACGGGTATGTATCTAAATCGCCTATTTTATCAACATCAACCAAATACCGGGCGTATATATTATAACTTTTCATATCGGCGTGCATCGTACCCGTTGCTCCGGAACCCTCAACGGCGGTTAAATCAAATTCCAACGTATCAAAAGGTTCTTGCGTCATCTTTGTATACCGGAACATTGCCACATCATCAGAACGGCGGCGTATCTCAACACCTGCTAGCCCAATAGGTAGCCCACCCGCAACTCGTTTTTGTGCAATATGGATATAATAATTTACATTTAATTCCGGGTATAAATCTCCCATAAATTCATCAGGACTTGCACCCGTCGACATCCGCCCACTATAAAGCCCGGATATTACCGCCGGGGAACCTTGCGACGTAATTTGTATTTCTTTCAAAATATTACATAGTGCAAAATGATAGGTTTGTATTAATGCGTTTTGGTCAGTCGTGGCGTTTGCGTCTTGTTCCCAATTCGTGCCGCCCAAAAAGCACGAAACAATACTATCTCCGGGAACGTATATTTGTATCAATGGGCGTTTTCTTATTGTAAGAAATTCGATTTGTGGGGCCAACTCAATTAAATTGTATTCCTTTTCCAATCCTGCCAAAACGTCGTTGTATTGGTCTATTGTTTCCGGCTGTACCGTAACCAATTTATCATCATCATTAAACGTACAATCCGTTTTCATAAACTTTGCTTTATAGTATTGATTGTATGTTTGTCCCCAATCATCGCTTTTTTCGATATATAGGAAAAATTCAGAATCAAACGGGGCGTTATTGATAATATCGTAATCAGCACGGACAAAGTTTATTTTACCGGACAATTTAGCCCGGTAAAACCTTTGATTTGTTTCCAACTCATAATCCAACGTTAAATCATCCTTATAATTGGGGCGGACGGTTTGTTTGGTTCCGTCCTCCCCTATCTGCAAAAAGAATCTATATTTTGGTGTCATAGTCTTTTTATTTTACGTTTCAAATTCTTGTAACTTTCAATCGTATTTCCGTCGCCATCCACGTAAACCCGTCGTCGGTTCTGTTCCTTAATTTCCCTTACATCATCCGACAAATTGCGTAAATCCGGGCTTTGTCCGGTAACGTTTAACGTCAAACCGTCGCCGTCTGAATAGGATTTTAAATACTTATGTGCAAACGTACCATTGTTTAGCGAATTGATAACGTCCGGTATTATCTTTCTGAAACGGCGTGAACTTCGTTTATTTATCACGGCGAAAAATTCGCCTCCCTCGGCACGTCGGCGGGTTCCGTCCGGTTTCGTTCCTAAATCAATATCATTTCCGCTTTGGTGCGAACCGCCCTCCAAAAGTTCAACGGTACCGTCGCCGTATGTTTCCGTTCCTCCGGTTCCTCCGGTCTGTTTTGCCAATTGCGCCGCCTTGATTTTAGACGCTGCAAAACTCGCCCACATTACGGCAATTGCAGGTATTGCAAACGGGAAACCTAATTGCGACCATATCAGCGCCGTTGCTGTTACCATGTTTCCGATTTGCTGCAATGTTTGTATTGCTGCCTGCTGTTTTTGCGCTTTCTGTTGTTCTTTCAACGCTTTTTCTTGGTTTTTCTTTGCCAAATCCAACTCCTTTTGCGCTTGTACAACATTATTGGCGTACCCGTTTGCCCTTGCTTCCAATTCTGCATCCAACGCCGATTGTGCGGCGGAAACCTCTTTATCCGCTTGCTCAACGGCTGCATCTGCTGCGGCAACACGTGCCGCCGTGAATGTATTTAACGCATCCAATGCGTATTGCATAGACGTATTAATTGCCTCTTTTTGGTCGTCGTCCAAATTAAGCCCAAACAAACCGTAAATGTCTGTTCCTCGTTCCTCCCCTTTGGATTGCTCAATTTCTTGGTCTATTTTTTTAATAGTGTTTTGAATTGTTTGTACCTCAACATCAGACAATTTATTGGCGGCTTGCTGATTTAATTCTAAAACCTTTTGCAAACGTTCCTTTTCTGCTTGCAAACGGAATTGAGTTTTCCGGGCTTCTGAATTTCTCAACAAATCAAACTCCGATTGTGCCAACGCTTGTTGTTGGTCGAATATCTGTAATTGCGCTTGCAAATATTCGTCCGCAATTCCGGCTCCCTTTGCGTCAAAACTTGCATTAATCGCCCCGGCGTCTTGCTGTTGCCCGGTCGGTTTCTGTTGGTTCTGTAATAATGCGGTTTGTCTTTCGTTTTCCAACAACTGCATCCGCAATTGTCTTTCCTGCTCGCTTCCCTTTTTGACTGCTTGCAAACGTAATTCAATGCTTTCTTTCTGCAACGCCAATTCCTGCAATTGTCGGTCTTGTTCGATTTTCAATAATGCCTCGGTTTGTTGCTGTTCCAACGCCGTAATTGTGGCGTTTATCGCTTGGCGTCCGGTTTCGTTCAAATCCTTTTCGGTCTGCAATTGGTGTTGTAAATCCTCAATTTGGCGGGAATACTGATATTGCGTTTGTTGGCGACGCTTTGCCCATTCGTCGGTTTCCAACTGCAATTGTGCATCCTGCAATTTTCGGGTTGCTTCCAAATTCTTTTTATATGCCGCCTCAATTTGTTTTGCTTGCTGTTCTGCTGCCTTTTCCGCATCGCTTTTACCCCTCGGCGTTACGGTTGGGTTCTGTGTTGTTACGGGTTTGTTCCCGGCCGGTTCTTTTGGCGTATCTCCTACGGAAACGGGGATTGTTATCGGCTTTATTTTCTTTTGCATATCATCCAACCCCTCTTTGAAATTTTGGGTAATGTCCTTTACTTGTGCTTTTACCAAATTTCCGTATGCGGCTGCATAATCTGACAACCCTTTTTTAACGTCGTCAAAATCCAACGTAAACGCTCCCTTTAATGCGGTTCCGGTTGCTTTGACAATATCAATAAAGAATCCAAACAAATTTCCCAACGTGTCAAATGTGGTTTTAAATCCGGCAACTATACCGTTCCAAATGGCACGTATCAAAACACTTTCATTGTACAACTCAATAAAGTAATTGACAACATCAATAACCCCTTTTATTATCGCCGTCAATCCTTGGTTAACAAAAACTTTTGCCTGCGTTGTCAACGTTTCAAAATTCCCTCCGGTTGCGTCAAACAACCCGGATAATGCGTTTTGCAACTCAATTTGGCTTTGCAATTGTTCCTCCTGCAATTGCGCCAAAACTCCGGCTTTCCCTTTTACTTCATCCATGTTTGTTGAAATATCTTTCAACGTGCGCAAATACTGCAATCCGGCGTCCTCTCCGGGCCCCCCGAATATATCTGCAATTGCAGCCCCGACCGTTGCCGCATTATCCGGCAATTCTGCCAATTTTGCGGAAACGTCTTGTATAACATCGAACGTTGTTTTGGTTCCGGTCTGCAAATCTTTTTGAACTTGTTCCGACGAAATACCGATACCGTCCAAAGCCGCCGCCGTCGCCGTCGTCATTTCACGCAAACGCAAATTTGCCTCCTTAATTGCGTCAACGCCTTTGTCTGAAAAGATACCCATTTTGTTTGTTTGGGTAACAATTGCAACAAATTGGTCTGCTGATATTCCCGCCTCTTTGAAATATGCCGGGTATTCTTTCAACGTGTCTAAAAATTCCCCGTTCGCATCGCCTCCGGCTAAAAACCCATCCTTAACCAATTGCAATGCCTCATTTGCAGAAATACCAAATTGTTTTGATAATGCGTTTGTTGCAATCAATGTTTCCCGGAAATCTGCGTTGAATGAATCGGCGACGGCTTGCACCTCATTTCTAAACGCTTTCAAATCATCGCCACTTTTCCCGGTAAATTGTTGCGTCAATCTCGTTGCCTCAACTAACCCGGCGTTATAATCGTACCACCATTTGAACGCCGCACCCGCCGCCGCAATTCCGGCAATCGCCAAAAATACCGGGTTTGAAAGTAATCCCAACAAAGTTTTTCCCAATGCTTTTGCCCCGTCGCCAATAGCTGTAAAAACTGCTTTACTTTCAGCCCCGCCACGTCCTAACGCCAAAAGACTTTCGCCAAATGCGCTATTTAAACCTAACGTTTCTTTTAGTTTGTCGCCATACGCAATAATTGCGTCGGACGCCTCCGTATAATTTCCGACGTTCAATTGAAATTTTCCGGTTGCCTCCTGCAACCGTTTCATTTCTTCGTATATTTCTTTGGTCTGTTCAACTAACTTTCGCCCCTCCTCGGTGTTTTCCCGTTCGGCTTTAGTCATGTTGTTTAAATAAATCTTATTCAATGAATATTGCGCCGATAAACGGTTATAACTACCCTCGGCGGATTGATTTATTTTGATAATCAATTTATTTATTTGGTTTGCTTCCTGCTTTGCCAAATTCAACTCCGCTAATTTTTTGGCGGCGTCGCTTTCAGCAAACGCCAATTCTTTTTGCGCACGCGCCAAACGGTCGGCGTCGTCGGCGGCTTTCTTTGTCTTTTTCCGCCCGTCCTCCGTGGCTCCGGAAACCTTTTGCAATGTAGCCGCCAATTGAATCGCCTCGGCTTTGATACTTGCCAATGCGTCCGTATATGTGTCTTTTAACTCGGTCAATTGTTTTATCAGTTCCTCAATTGAATTATCCGGGCTGATTAAATCTTTATACTTTATCGGATTATTATCTGCCATAGCAACTATTATTTAAAGTTATTTTCGGGAAATTTCCCCCGTATTTCGATTTTCTTTTCTCAAACGTATATTTTATTATCTGCCGGGAAATAACGCCGGAAATCGCTTTATTTTACGTTTTTCTGTTTTTGGGCTTTTCTCGCTTGTTCTTTTACATACTCAAATGCGTTGTAATATTCCAATACGGTAAATCTTTTCGGGTCAACGTGCAAATTCTGCGACAATATCAAACACATATTTTCAAATTGTTTGTCGTATCGTATTTCTACGCTGTCGGCTCCCGAAAATGATTGCGGATTGAAATACGTTATCAACTCTGCTGTAATTTCGTCAATTCTTTTTGCATCCGTTTCGGTTGCTTCCCCGGCTATGATTGTGCGCAATAAAATAACCGTTCTTTCTTTCAGTTGGTCGAAATACTCTTTTAATGCTGCATCATCAAATATCCGGGGAAAATACAACCGCAATTCTTCATCTATTTTTTTTTTAACCGCTTCCAAATGGGCGGTTAATTCTGCGTTCGGAACATCGGCGAACAAATCAACTATCTTTTGCAATCCGTCGTCTGATAAATCATTGCACGGGTTCCCGTCAATGCTCTTTACTAAAACCGCAAAAGATAAATACCGGGGCGAAATCTCGGATTGTATGAAATACACATTTTGGCGCATATTCTCTAACTCAACCGTCGCCAACTGCGGGGTTTTGCTGTGTGCATATCTTATCGTCTTTTCAATATGTTTATCGAAATCCGCCAAATCTGAACCAATCCCGGCGTCAACTAACAACATTTTGTTGTACTTATGAAATCGAATAATCGGCAAATCCTCTATTGCATCGTACAACTCAACTTTCTTTCCATTAATATCAACGGTTCTCATAGCAATTTACGTGTTATCATTGTACTACAAAAGGGAACGCCCAATAATACGGGGTTCCCGGACATAATCAGCATAAGAACGGACAAAATAACGCCCGCCCACCACGACAAACAGAAATCGCAACTAAACATCTTTGCAAAGAAATCGTTCCCGTGAACTTGTACCCATTCAATAACGCCCCATTTGCGCAATAATGTAAGCACAAAAGCCGCCAACATTGCGACCAATATAACGTAAAAAATAAATTCTTTCATAATCTTACAATTTACATGATTCTCCAATACTTAATTCTCCATAGAACCGGAACCCGCCGTACGGGTGCATTAAAAATTGGTTGTCTATTTCGTCCAAAGAAAAACCCCGGTAAATATTTTCCGCCAACTCATAAACCTTTGTTATTTTCAAACGCCCATGTTTCAGCCAAAAGCCTCCGTTCAACACGTCCAATATTTGCCGCTTAACTGCTTCTTTGTTCCGGTCGCTCGCATCGTTGAATATCTTCCGGAAATCAAACCAAAAGATAAGGGAAAACGAGGTTTTTAGCCCTATTGAAACGCCGGATTCCCAACTAACGTCCTGCGGGTCGTCAATCCAAAAAAACGAAAAATTCCCAATATTTGCATCCGGGGTTACTTCTATATAATCGTTTCGCCCTACATAAACGCACGGGGTAAAATAACGTTTCCGGTTCCCGTCATATTTAACAAGTCTTTCAGCCCGTCCAAATGCTTTGTCCAACCACGGTAAATTATCAACCAATCCGGTTTGTATATTTCCAATGATTCTGTCTAATAATTCCGGGTTCGCAATTACCGGGGCTTTGTTATTCGCTGCCATATATCGTTTTTTTTGCCTCTGTTATTAAATCCGGGAAAATATAATGCCATATAAGGATTTTAATATTTTCGTCCGTTAAACCTAAAATTTGGCGTCCATACTTTTTTATTAATTCCTCGGTTTTCCAATCCGCCGCCTTAATTTCAAATTGTTTGTCGCCAACTTCCAAATAAAAGCTACTTTGAAAATCGCCCTCATCCCTTAACGTTACCCGGTTTGTAGGCTGTCCCTTTGCCTCTTTGATTGCAATTGTTACCGGGCTATACGGGGCGTAATCCATGATTGAAACGCCCAAACGGTTAACGCCTTGTTCAAACAATTGTTCCTCGGCGTTCATATCTATTATATACGCCTCGTTGTCCCATATTATTTTTTGCACTAACCGCCCGGACGTTAATTCATCGTTGAACTTAACGACCCGTTTTAATAAGTCGTCAATTTTTCCCATTTACAATTATTCTTTGAAATTATATACAACTTTCATTTGAAATTATATATTAAACAGTTCTGTACCTAACGCCATGATTGTTACAACTCAAACAAATGCGGTCTAATCCTTGCGTATCTAACCGCAAAGCCTCATACGCTTTTTTAAGGTCATAACCCAACCCGCCGGGACGAACCCCGGACGTATTGCCGTCCAACTCATACAGAATATCGGTGCGGCTTGCATTTGACTGATTGCGGTTAACCCTAACGTTGGGATTCATTGCTAACGTTCGCAAACCTATTGCCGCAACCTGCCTTTGAATAACGGTTTGGAACATCTGCCGTTGCGAAATAATAAAGTCGGTCAAATCGCAACCAACCGTTATTTCGCAATTTAGCCCGTAATTGTGGGTATTTGTGTACATAGTATAAGCCACGTCCCATAATTCCGGGTATTGCTCGAATGTTTCCGGGGCGTCAACCTTAAACGGGGAAACCTGCAAATACTTTGTCATTTCTCGCCATGTTTCGACGGAACCAATGTTGCACGTTCCGCACGGCTCCCGGCTCCAATCCTTAGATACGTTTATTGCTTCCATCCCGGCGGGTAATTCGTCTTGATTATAGCAAAGAAACCATGAACCCCCGGCGTTGTTTGCGTCGCTGATATACGGCAAATAACAATCGGTCAACGGGAACCATTGAAAGCCGCCATTTGTAACGGTAAAATCCAAATCGAATGTTTTTACCGGGTCAATCTGCGACGAATGAAATAAATACATTCTTACCTTTCCGGTCGCTCCGGTCATTTGTAGCCCGATTTTCTCAATTTTGGTTGTTACCCCCATACTACGAACCGGAACAATTTCAAATCCTACTAATTTATGGGTATTTTGAATTGTAGCCCGGATTCTGCCGGAACCATCAAAAAACGTTTTTCTTTCCAATAAATTGCGGGTTTCCTTTTCCAACTGCTTAATCTGTGTAAAAGTCTGAACAACGGTTGCAATTCCGTTTAATGTCAGTCTTTCCAAAAAGTCAGAAAAAATGTTGTATGGTCGCCAATACGGGTTTCCGTAATCGTCCCGGCTGTAATCTTCGTTAAAATCGCTCGCCGTCGGTTCCTGCCCGGTATTATCTATTTTAGCAATCCAAAATATATTGTTATGCTTTACTTTTTGCCCGGCTTTATACGGCAAAATCAAATTCCATTCCGGATATTGTAGCCCCCAATCGTCCGGCATTATTGCCTGCATATTATCCAACGTCAAAAGCGGGTGCGCACCTTGAAAGTACAACCCGCTTTCGGTCTGTGTCAAATGTTCATCAATGAATGTTTTCGGGTTGTATGATTGTTCCCAACCTAAGACGTTCAATAATGCTGCTTGTATGTCTTTTATTCGATACATAATGCAAATAAAAAAAGGGACGGGGAAAACCCCGCCCCCGGTTATACAATCCTTTTACCTTATGTTATGCGCTGGGAAATGCTGCGGCGTTGGTAACATATACAGGCATACCCAAAGGTTCATTTTGGTCACGTGCTGCAATCTGTGCTTTGATAATTGGATTTGCAATTGTACTTGGGTCGCTATTATAAGCCACCAAAAAAGCAACGTCAACGCTAAATCCGAAATACTCCTTAACGGCGCAAGTCAAATCCTCTGTTGCTGCTCCAACGGTTCCGCTTTGGTCGCCAACCGAAGTATAGTAATGTGAACCAACGGGCAAATCAATCATCGGCAAACGTACAACGTCCCATTCATGGAAATTGGCACGTGTACGGCGCAATGCTTCACGGTCAACACGGGTTAACACGCCAATATTTCCATCCTCAACGGCAAAGAATGTTCCGTTCTGTCCGCTTTCGTTAGTTACGTTATTGGTGTAATGGAATTTCTTTCCGGCGTATTCCAACTGTTTGTTTACGTCGTTTGTCGCTCCATGCTGCGCCAACTTGCGAACCAAACTTTCGATTCCGGCGTTGCAAACGATATGCGGCATACGTGGGTAACAATTGGCTCTCATAATTGGGTCAATGTCGCCCAAAATTTCGGTTGCCATTTCCTTTTTAACCTTGATAACGTTACCGGAAAAGTCATAATTCAATTTGTCTTTCAATACCTGCGCTTTCTGTGCTTCCAACGCTGCAATTGCGCCTTTGTCTAACGCATCAGCCAACGCACGTGTATATTTTTCCATTTTACGGTAAAAGTCGTGTTCATACGAAATTTCATTGTTCGTATAAGCCGCCGGAACCATAGTAAAACCGATTGTGTATGTTGCCCACACAACGGTATAAAGTGCGGACGTATTTTCGTCGTCCTCAATTACACATGAACGGACGTTGCCAACGGTAACATCGCCATCGTAATTGATAACCGGGATTTGCACGGTATTACCCATTGAGGCAAACGCCCTTTCCCTCAACTTTGGGTTAATAATGGAATTTGCGGCGTTGGTTTGCTCAATAAAGAAATCCAATGCGCCATACTCACACGGGCGGGTTATATTGCGGTCAAATTCCGGGTTCTGAACTCGCCAATTCTGTAATCTTGTTGCAATTAAACTCATAATGTTTTATTTTAAATTGTTATTAATGCGGGTTTACCCTTTACCCGTGGTTGTTTTATCTCTCCGGCAATGCTGCAATATTGTTGTCTTTCCATGCTTGCGCCATTGCATCCTCAAACTCTTTGGAACCTGCGGTCATTCCCTGCGCCATCAGATTGTTACTAATTGCGTCGTATGCTTCAACACGTGTTTTGCATCCTGCAACGTCAATTACTACGCTACCGCCTGCGCCTCTACCTCCCGGCGGGATTGTTCCGCCTCCCGGCTGTTGGCGTCCTTTGTCAATTATTCCCATTGCGTCCAATTCACGGGTTAACAACTCGCCCGGCGTAAATGGGTTTAACTGATTGTTCGGGTTTCTCATAATCGCCCCGGTTTCGTCCTTAAACGCCAAAATTTTGCCGCCTTTGCCATCGTCGATATATTCCGGGTTCATTCCCTTGATTTTATCGTTAGCCTGCTGCAAAATAACCTTTGTTACACTTTCCGGCAAACCTGCCTTAAATTTAAGCCCTGCGGACGCTGTTTGCAATTCGTTGTCTATCTTAATGCCGAACAACTCTTTGGCGTGGTTTTCTTTTTCTGCCTCAAACTTTTTGTTCAACTCTGTATATTGAGTTGTAACGTTTGCCAAATCTGCTTTTGCCTGCTTTAATTGCTTTGCGGTTTCTGCATCTGCTTCACCGTCGGCAATTACTTTTTCCAAACGGGTTTTCTCTTTTGTCAATGTTGCAATCTGTGATTCCAACCCGGTAACGCTTTCCGCTTTTGTCTTAAAATCTCCCAACACACGTTTTGCGTAATCGTATGTTTTTTCAGTTCCGTTTTTCTCAACTCCGGACGCTGTCAAAATATCCGCATCCAAATTGCCGTAAATTTCCCCGGTTTTCTTTGCTATTACACTATTTTCGTCATTCTGTGATAACGTTGTAATTGCGTTAATCTGTTCGTCAGTCAAACCGGACAAAGCCGCATTCGCTACCAAAATTTCTCTTGTTAATGCCATAATATTACCCTTTTATTATTAACTCAAACTAAATACGCTCAACGCTTCGGTATTGCAATCTACCAACGCAACCTTATATGTTGGTGCCTGCGGTGTTGTTACGTCTTTCGACCATGCCAATACCTTTGATTTGTTTGTTACTTTTGCCGTTTCCGGTGTTACTACAATAACATCGTTAATCGTTCCGGCTTCAATACATTCTTTCAATTTCTTTTTTGCGGCTTCGTCTATCGTCGCAATTGGTTTCGTACTTGTAACAATCAAATTGTCCTGCTGTGCAATCTGTGCCATATCTTTATATTTTTTTGGTTTAACTTATTTGTTTGTTTCCGGCGCATCCTGCTTTGCTTCCGGTGTTTCCTTTGATTTTCTTCCCGGCTTTTCCGCCGTTGCCAACAATCCCTCGGCTTTCAGTTCTGCAAGAATTTCGGCTTTCATAGCTTCTTTCATTGCTTTTTTCTCTGCCTCTGCTGCCTCTGCTTTGGCTTTTGCACCGGCTTCGGCTTTCTTCTGTTTTTCTGCCTCCAATTTAGCCTCGTTTTCCTGCAACCATTTGTTCGGGTCGTGCATTACATCAACGGTAAAACCCTGCTTTCTCAAATTGTGCAACCCAAAAGATTCAAAGAACTTTTTGCCGAAAACCTGCATACGTGGTTTTGAAATTCTTTCGCCCGTGTCTTGGTTGAATTTCTTAACCTCAATTCGGCAATGATAACAATCTTCCTCGCCCTTTGGTACAATAAAATTTTCCGGGGTAACGTCTAAAATATTGACGTCTTTAATTTGCCCCTCTGTTTCTGCTTTTACTCTCATAATTTTGTTCTTTAATTATTAAACTTCCAAGTATATTTCCCGGCTCTTTTATATTTTCCTATACAACACGCACGAATGTTTTGGTAATAAATTCCTGTTATATTTTCCGCATCTTTCAATGTTGCATATGTAGCTATAAAATTACCATCCAAATCATATTGATTTACTGATTTTCCGCATACTTTACGCATTGCCTTTTTTCTGTTTTCAATAGACAATTCAAAGTTTGCATTTTCTTTTGCAGTACACCAACGCAAATTATCAACTCTATTATCTGTCTTTACGCCATTTATGTGGTCAATGTATGTTTTTCCCTCTATTCGGGGAATAAATGTATTAGCCACTAATTTATGCACATGAAATGTTTTTTGTTTGCCATTTGCGTAAAAGGTTAAAATCAAATAGCCCATATTATTAATACACGGGGTTAATATTTTAATTATCCCTTTCTTTAGACTACGGACACGCCCCATTGTGCTAACTTGATATATGCTTTCAAATCCTTGTACGTCCTGCCAAACTTCGTTGTTAAACGTTTTTTTCATTTGCATACTCGTAAAATTTATTAGTTATTACTTTTATTTTCTCGGAAAATGGTATTTGCGTTCCAAATTCCAAAATATTTGTATTTTCTCGCTCAAATCTGCGAACAAAATTAGCAAAATTCAGTTTTACACGCAATTCCGGTTCGCTAATTATCTGTTGCCCATATAAATTTAATACCTCGGCACGGGTTAAATGTCGGTACGGCTCCAATTCTGCCAACACTAACATACGTTGTAATTGGGTCGAGTCGTTCCGGTACTCCGTTTCGATAATTTGGTTTTGCATTGCGTCCAATTCTGCCTCACTTGCTCCGGTTTCCTTTGCTAACTTGTAACGTTCCCGCAACTCCATTGCATCGTAAATATAAAATTCCGTGCCTAAATTGATTTTTGCAGAAACAAACAAATTGCCGTACCTCAATCGGCAAACCGTTTCATCAACGAATTGTTGCGCCGCCTCAAATCCTTTCTTTACCCGGTTTAAAATTGTGCTTTGGCTCTCAAAATTTGCTTTTATCTGTTGTTCGTTCAATGCGTCCCGCGTTGTTATTTCCTCATTCGTTCCGACAATAGACGTGATAATATTGTTGCGCAATCGCTCTTCCTCGGCAACATTATAATCCAAACTATTACGGTCAACGGTCAACATCTGAACCGGGTTGCGCAAATCCGGTTGTTTGTCGCCATCGGGAACGGGTATTTCAACAAAAGAACCAACCCCGGCAATTCGTTTGTCGCCACATTTCGGGCAACGCTCTAATATCCCGGCTTGGTCTAACTTGTAACGTCCTTGTTTGTCTTTCAAAAACCCGCCGTCGCAATAATCGCCATTTTCTGCGTTGCTGAAATCGCAACTTTGTTCATAGCCGGAATAAATAGGATATGAACCGTACATATCCAAATGCCGTTTTGATATATGATAAAACAGATACCAATCCATGCTTTCCAACTGCTCGGTCAATGGCGACGCCTTAACATCGGGTTCCCTCAAACTTATTGCCTCATTCCAAAAGAAACGGGCGGGGGTATAACCTAAATCGTGGGGGCTGTCAATCAGCAAATCGCCAATATTCCCGTCTTTCTCCGTAAATACCCGGTATCTCTCATCGTCAATTACTGCAATACGTTTGTCGTCCTGCTTGAAAATTATCCATCGCATAACGCCCGTTACCTGGTCTGCATCAAACGTTATTACCTGCTCAATTGGCAACCAATAGAAATACGGACGGGGGTATTTATCGGCGGCGTCTTGCTCCGTTGGCAAATCCACAATTAGAACGCTGTTAATTTCGGTTTTGAAATATTCCCACCCTTTAGAACTCCAAATTTCCGGCTCCCTTAAAACGTTCTGTCTATAATACTCCCAATCGTCCCTTTGTCCGCTCTCCATAAACTGATAATTGAACGCCGGGTTACGACCGTCAAAAATTCGGCTCAACTTATCAAAGCAAATTCCCGTTACCTCGTTGGTCTTAACGGGGTAACGGAAAAGAGTTTTGAAAATTTTAAACTTATCGTCGGGTATAAGGTTTGAAACGAAATTCAGAAAATCCGTTAACGGTTGACTGATATACGGCGCAACAAAGGTTTCGGCGTGAAACTTAATGCGCTGTTGGTGTACAATCGCACGGTTAATCGTCGCCCCTTTCTTTTGCTCCGTAATCTGTTTTTTTATGTCGTTTATACCTAATCCCATAATCTTTGCTAAATTCAAAATTTGAGTTTTCCGGCAACTGCCATCCGCCGTTATTTCCCATCATCAACAAACGTTCGGCGTGCGTTATCTCAAATTCTCGTTTCATATTGTGTTGGGGACAAACCAATAAAACTTTTGTTGTCTTTCCCATAACCAACCCCCTTATTGCTATGGTGCCGCTTTTAAATCTGTTAGCGGGTTGAAATCCTCCGGAACAATAATTGCCAAATCATCCGACCAATTCGGCAAAAATGCCCATTGAATGTTGTTGCTATCCGGTGCCTCATATCCGCCCAATGTTTTATCGCCGATAAACAAAGAACGTATTGGAATCGGATAATGGGTTGTTGCTGTTTTTGCGTCTTGAATTGCTCCAATTGCGCCGTTTTCGTCAAACAGATAAACGCCCAAATTGTCGCCCCAACTTTCGCACTGCAATTCTTTCAAAGCCTTGATAATTTTCTGTGGCAACTTTCGCATAACCCCGGTAAATGGCGTTAGCTCACGTCCCACAATTTCCTCAACGCCTCCCAATGTTTCGTTACCACCTCCAAACGTTCTTGCTGCGCCTGCTTCTGCTGTCGGGGCTTGAATGTATGGGGAAATAACAATCTTTGTATCATCGTCAGCCGACAACAACGGCGTCCACGACGCTTTTTTTTTAATACCTGCATCGGTTTTAAATGAATTTTTTTCTCCGGTGCTTTTGTACAATCTTTGAAATGCTACTTTCTGAATCTGCCCAAAACTTTCCGGGCAATTACTTACGGGAATATCGGGCAAAGCCGTACCCGCCGGACACTTACAAATCATAATCCTAAAATTTTAATATTTAAAACTCGTTTTACTATCTCCGGGGCTAACTCTTTACCCCATTTATCTTTTGCAAAGTTATAATATTTTTCCGTTAAACTCTTGCGTATATGGAATAAATTGTTAGTTACGACGTTTAACGCCCCTTGTTGCTTGGCTGTATGGTCGTGTATCGCCGTCCGCCAACTCTTTTTCGTATATTCCGGTCAATCCGTCCTCCGGGTCGTCATGGGCATTTGCAGGAAAATCACGCAAAAACCCGGTCAAATGTTCGTGTATCTTTGGAAAACGCTGTTCCCATCCAATCGGCATTATTATTTGTGCATTTACCATCGCTGAATTTGTTATAATTCGGCTTTCCTTGTTTGCCCCTTGATAAAATGGTTCTGTTACTGCTTTTAGTTTTTTTCTTATAACCTTTTCAAATCCGGAACCGCCGTTGTTACTTTCAATCCATGCTTTTTGCGTTCCGCATCTGTTTATCATTTCCGGGACGGTAACGGCTGTTATTTCCGTGTTTTCCTGCGTAAATACCATGTCAGTAATTAGCGCATACAGAATCGGTTCAAACCGTTTCTTTTGCTCGTTCCATGCCTCATTACCGGATTTGTAAACGTCATAACATGCCGAAAATGTAAAGTCGTCGCCCTCGTCTGCAACGTCTGTGTAATTGCCACTACGTACATACGTCCCCCATTCGGATTTGTCAACGTATGTTCGGAACGGGTTCCGGTACAATTTACCCTCTGCGTTTCCGGGGTTGCCTTGATACAAACATTGAAATTGTACGGGGTCTAACGCTCTTTGTCCCTCCAATTTTGCCCGGCTGTGTCGTCTATCCCATAACGCCGCCCCCGGTTCCCGTGGGTCAATCTCTGTTGGTTCCCCGGTTTTCAGTCCCTCAAAATTTATTCGTACCCATGCGCCCGCCGGAATGTCTTTTACATCATCCCAACTTTTAATATCAATTACGGTTTCCCCGCTTTTTTCTATGCGCCCAATCAAATCATCATCATGCCAACGGGTAAACACAATTAATTCTTGGGAATCATTATGCAAACGGGTACGTACTACGGCCGTGTACCATTTCCATGCTGCATTACGTACAATCGGGCTGTTGCCCTCGGCATAATCTTTATAAACGTCGTCCAAAATAGAAACATCAACCGTTTTTGAAGTCAACGAACCGCCACGGCCGACAACACGCAATGAACCCTTACGCCCAACCATTTCTATTACGTCGGAATTTCGTAAATACGTATTAGCCATTGTTACTACGTTGGAACCGTTCAAATATGTTTCCGGAAACAATTCCCGGTATCTTGGTGTGTCAATTATTCTTTGGACATCCCGGTTAAAATCTCTCGCAATGGTTGCCGCATAGGAACCGATACAAATCTTTTTGTCCGGGTCTAATCCCAACATAAAAGATGGTAACTTTCGGCTTGAACCCTCGCTTTTTCCATGTTGAGGGGGCATTTGCACAATCATTTTCTTTATTTCGCCGTGGGCGAATTTATCCAACAACGTATAATAAACGACGTGGAACGGTTCCAATGCTAAATCCGGTTGCATATACCGGGCAAAGTTTATCAGCCTATTGCGTGACGCCGCTTTTACTAATTCCCCGGGATTGTTTTTTAGTGCGGCGTACATTTTAAGTAATTGTTCTTTATCCATTTTGTTTAATTCTTAAAAATATACCATATATTTTTGTCTTACCCCCGTATTTTTTCTGACTTAAAAACCGGAAATCTTAAAAAACAACCAATTTATTGTTTCATTTTCCATTTGTCGCACGCTTTTTCCGAACGTATTATACTGCGATTTTCGACAAACGGGCATTTTAAACAAATTGGGTTCCCGTCCATATCCAAATTTGAATGTTCATAATAGAATTTACCCCAACCACATTCGCCGCACGTGTGTACGGGTTTCGGTTCGTCTTTTTTCTTGATATTATTCTTTGTTGTTCGTGCCATCGTCAATTACTCCTTTCTCTGCTAATTGTTTTTTATATTCTGCTGTTTGTAGTTTATCAGCAACCGCAAACAATAAATCCTCCGGGATTGCTGATACATCGTATTGCGGTGCATCGCCGTTTATGCTTTTTTCTATTCCCGGAATCTCAACTTTAATTGGTGCATCAAATCCCAACATCTTTGCCCGGCGTTGCTGCACATTCAAAAGCAAATCCAAAAACCGGGGGTTCCCGGCGGACGTTTCCGTTGTGGTTTCCTCATACCCGTAATATGCCGGGTTATCGCCATCTTCCAATACTCTGCGGGGTTTGGCGTTCTGTCTGTTTTTCTCTCGCAATTTCCCGGTCTTTGAACGTTCCCACGCCTCCCACAATTCAACCTCCATTTTATCCAACTTTCGCAATTCCTGCGTAACGTAATCGTCTATATTTTCCATACGTTCACGTTTCCACTCAATTAGCAATTGTTGCATATCCCAATATACCATTTGTTTTGTTATGGTATAACCGACGCCACGCCGGGCGTTTTCCTCATTCAGTCTTTCCGAAATCTCCCTATACGTGTAACCACGTAAAAACAGATTTGAACAAAAAGCCAAATCAAACTCCCTTTGGTCTTTTGTTCGTTTGCACATTTTCGGGCGTCCGCCCCTTTGTCTTTTACTTGCTTCCATTTTCCAACCTTTTTATAACAGCAAAACCATTTACTTTGCTTTCCTCTCAAACGTCGCTTTCCCTTTGCTTGTTATTTTCGGGGAATTTTCGTTTTAAGCGGGTTTCGTTTGTTACTTGATACTTTTATTGTCTTTTGTATTTTCGTCGCCCTACGGGGCTAATTTTGGCTTTCTTTCGTTTCTGTACCTAAACGGCAAAGCCCCGGTTATAATTCCGGGGCGTTTTTTATGCCTTATATATCTTGTCCCATGTATTTGCATGAATAATTATCTTTGACGGTTCCCCGTCCTTTTTTATGGTTCTTATATCATACGAAAAATCTCCATAATCATTTGCATATATTTTTTCAATTATTCCGCTTCTGTTTAGGGTAAATATAACTTTTTCGCCTACCTTGAAAGGACAATTTGCAGCATTATAGCTTTCTACTGCTTTTTCCCTTTCTTTATCATTAAACTGCAAAGCCTTTTCCCTTATATGGTTTAATTCTGCCATTCTTTTTACGTATGTTTCTTTATCCATAACTTTATTATTTTTCTGTTGGTAAATCTACGGTTAACAATACGGGTTGCAATGGTTGGTTAAACGTCGCAACCGACAAATGTATTGTTCCGGTTTCTTTTATTCTCTCCAATTCTTCCGGGGATAACTGCCATTTGGTAATTATAAGCCCCTGCGGGTCATTGGGGATTTTCATTGCAGGTAACGGCATGTATTCCGGTTGGTCTTTTGCAAATACTACATTCACGCCGGGAAATTCAACGGGTTTCATTGCCTTGCTCCTTTCTTGGTTTCTTTCTAAACTTACGTTTCTTTTCCGGTATCTCAATACGGTGTATCTCAACACGTGCGCCAAAAGCCTTTGCCAACTTTCCGGCAACTTCTTTTACTTCTTCCGGTATATCATTTTGAGGCTTTCCCGACGCATCGGCGTTTATCTGTTTTAGCAATCCGGCGATTGCTGTTTTTTCCTCTTTGTCCGTTGTCGTCTTGAAACGCTGAATCAGATTTGCAATTGGTTGCGTTCTCATAAAGTCAGCACATTTAAAACGGTCTTTGCAAATATTGCAATCATCCGGGTAATTGTGTTTTGCATCCTGCGAACTCTTTTCGTCTGCCTTTCTGAATTCGTGCCATTCGTCACGGCGGGCGATTGCTTCCGAAAATACCGCCATTGCATCAATACAAACTTGTGCCAAAATAAAATCCGGGGTATCTCTCATTTCCTTTTCTAAACTGTGCTTATTAATAAGTTCGGTTAGTTCTTGTTTAAAATCTTTTTTCATACGCTTAAATTTCTATATGTTCAATTTGTGGTAACTTCTTTATGTATTCCAACATCGCCGTTTTGCTTTCCTCGGTTTCGTCGGTTCTGTTTATTACCAACTGAATAACTTCCAAAAGATAATCGCTATCAATACACGCATTATCAACGTCGGTAATATTATACAATGGTTCCGTTATTTCCTTGACGGCTTTAAATGCTTCTTTTGTCAACTTTGCGGCTTTTTTGAATCTCATTTTTTCGCCCTTTTCAAAGCATTTGCCTAAATGGTTTAATTTATCATCAGCGTAAAAAACGCATGTATGTGCCATGTCCGCCAAAAGATACGCCGTATTTGTAAGGAACAACGCTTTTTTTCTTAATTCTTCTTTTTCTTCGTTTGTCATAGTCTTTTGTTAAAACGGTTCTCAAATTGTTTGTATTCCTCGCCGGTTTCCTGCTGCATATTACCGCAAACCGGGCTTTCCGGTTTGTTGTGTGGGTGTTTGCGCATAAATTCCGGGTTTTTCTCACGTCCTGCAATTTTAGTATATGCCATTTCCTGCAATTCTTTTTGGGAATATCCAAACAATGCTGCAATATGGAACAATACGGCGTTCAAATCTGCTAACTCGTCTATAATTTCCGACGTGTTTTCCGGTATTATTCCATTTACCAACATATCATCAGCAACAACAAACAATTCGTGGTATTCCTCTGTAAGTTTTAAAAATCTCATTTGAAAGTTTTTGCCGAAAAGTTTATTCATCTTTTCAAACAATATCTTTTCGTCAAAGGTCAATCCGGCGGTATTGGCGTCTTTTTCTTCAAAATTAGCCATAAACGTTTGCATATCCATTTTGCCAAATTTTCCGTCCGGTGCCAATACAATAAAATTTCCCTCCGGTACGTCCAACATTACGCCGTTTTCGGTCGGGAATGAATAAACCGCCAAACCTCCGGGCGTTCTCGGAATCTGCATTATTCCGCCTCCGGTAAAAATCTGCAATTTTTCCCAATTATCACGCTTTACGGGTAATGCACGAACTTCTAACAATCGGCGGCAATAAATATCCCCGGCGGTTTCGTCCGGCATACCTAAATTTGTGCGCAACTCATTTGGCAAATTTCCCGCCCCTTTTTCGTATTCAACAAAGAATATTGCACCACGCAAAAGGTTTTGTTCTTTAATCGTCTTTACGTCTTTTATTCTTTTTCCGTATCTGCCTTGAACTGCACATATTGCGGCTTCAATTATTCTTTCCTCTTTATCCGGGGCGTACATTTTAAGTTCAAAGTAATTTTCTTTCTCTGTAACTTCCGGTTCTGTTCCCGTTACATCTTCAATCATCAAAAACGTTTCCGCATCAAACGGAATAAATCTTTTCTTTTCCATCGCTTTTTTCTGTTATGTTATATAATTTTCTGAAATATATTACTTTGTTATCGCTACGGCTTGTTCTGTGGCATTTAAGCCCAACCGCCGGGCAATCGTCTTTATGGATAACGCAACATGCGCATCTACTCAAACATACAAATTTGCCAACCTTTTCAATCAGTTTATCAGACGGTTTAACCCATCTTTCCGCAATTATTACCATACCCCGGTAAACTGCACGTTCGCCGGGGTTATATTCACGCCCGGGTTCAAACGGATGTGGTTTCTTTATTCTCATTTTCTATCGAACTAACCAACAAATCCAAATTTTCCTCTGTTCCGGAAATTGAAATTCTTGCTTTCCCTGCTCCCATTACCGCCAATTCCGTAATTGTGCAATCATATTTGCCTGCGGATTTTTGAAACTTTGCCGCCTCATTTAATGGCAATATTTTTGTTATCTCTTTCATCGCTCACGTTTTTAGTATTTTACATTACAAAGTTAATAATTTCTTTTGGTTTTTATCCATATCAGCCGGAAACCAACGGAAAAACAAAGCAATTTAATTTCAATATCTAAATAAACGTCATGTCCTTTTACGCCCTCAACCATAACTCCGGGCGTCAAATAAAATTGCTTATACTTCCACAAACTTTGCAGATACAAATAAAACCCGATACGTCCAATATGGAATCCGATTGTTTTCATTTCTCTATCTGTTTTTTTATCTGTTCCCAACTCTTTTTGTCAATTACCATTTTCCGGGGGTATTGTATTATTTCGCCCTTGGTATATACAAGATTATAGATACCCAATTGCCCCTTAATTGGCATTTCAACAACACGTCTTGGGTTGCGCATCATCCATCCGAAACCCTTTGTTATTTTTGCCCTCTTTTCCTTTGGAATCCGGGTGTTTTCCCAATCCTCCGGCGTAAACTCTTTTATCGGCTTCACGTCGTACAACTCAACCAATCCCAAAGTAACGCCGCTTTCCATTCCGGGATAAACCGGTTTTGCCGACGAACAAATAAGAACGTCGCCACGGTATGACGTTTTTTTGCTTCTAACTTCAATTGATTTTCGCCCGTAAACAACGCCGTTTTCGTCTTTGTATGCCGCCGTTACCAAATCATTTGCGTATGGCTGTTTGACGGTCAACGCACGCCAACGGTCGTGTTTTTCGGGGTCATATTCTTTGCTATTAAACTGCATAACTTTATTTTTTATCTTTCCCGGCGGGTTCCTTGTAATGGGCAAAACCAATTGGTCGTATCGGTTCCGGCTCCGGAACGGCTGCGTCCTCCTTATTGTATTCAAAAGAAACAATAACCGTTCGCCCCTTTGTCCGTGGCCCAATCAGCCGGGAACCCTCCGGGATTTGAATTTTAATTTCGTTCCTCATTCTCAAAATGGCAAATCATCTTTGTCTTGGTCGGGAATTGGCGGCGGCGGTGTTGGTGCGCCTCCCTGCTGCGTTGTTTGTCCGTCTTTCTTTGGCGACAACATCTCCATATTAAACCCGTAAACTTCTGTAATGTATCTTTTGACGCCGTTGTTGTCCTCATAACTGCGGGTTCTTATTTTCCCCTCAATATAAAGTTTATCGCCCTTTTTTACATACTCTTTTGCAACCTTTGCCAATCCATTTTGCAAAACAATATTGTGCCATTCGGTGCGCTCCGGTACTTCTGTACCATTTGCCGTTTTAAATGCTCTGTCAGTTGTCGCCAACGTGAATTGCGCAACCGAACCGCCGTTGTCGAAATCTTTATACTCCGGGTCTTTTCCGACGTTACCCATTAAAATAACTTTGTTTACACTCATAGAAATATAGCTTTAAAAATCCAACTTCCAATACTCCATAACGTCCAAATGTATGACGCAACCGTTAACGCCACGAACGTATAAAATACAATTTTATATCCGGTTTGTTTTTTGATTTTCATCTACTTAAATTTTACGCCATCCAACAAATATTCTTTTTTCATATCCGACCATCCGGCGGCATGATTTATCGCTTTCCGGTCGTCGTCGTAAACAAATCCAACTATCCAACCGCCGACGTTTGATTGTTTTATTAGTCTTACCAATTTACCGACGAAAAAAGAACGGTATCGGTAATATGCTGAATTTTCACTAACAAACAAAACCCGTCTTTCTGCATTTATTTCGGGCGGATTTTCGATTTGCGGGCGTTTCTCCCTTTCCGGGTACCTTTGTACCCTTTTAAAATCATTTTGGATTGAACGGCGGGAAATTGCCCCGTAATCGGGTGTTCTTTTTTTCGTCCTCATATTTTCAAACTTCTGTATTCGTTTTTAAGCAATTCAATAATCCGGACGTTGCCCGGATATATACGCATTTTCGTTTTATCCCCATTCTCCCAACATGAATGATGTTCAAAACATAGTATATTTATATTTCTTGCATCATGCGCCATTTCGGGAAACGCTCCACGGGTCAATATATGCGAAGAATAAACGGCGGAATAATTCCGTAACGGCTTTAAACATTCTTCGCATCTGTGCGGCTTATGCTCCCAAACCCACCGGAAAAACCGTTGGTTGGCAACGGGAATGTCGCCACGTCCTAAAACGCAATTCCCGAACAATTCCCGTTGTAACTCAACACGCAACCGTATATCTAACCGAAAATTACGAATATCCAATAACGGCTCGTAACCACGTGCAACACAATATTCATATTCGCAACGCTCGGTCAACAATATTGGCTCCATTACATATTGTCTGTATCGTCCGCCGGGTCTGCCATTTCCGGGAACATATCATTTTCATTTTCGTTGTCTGCATCATTTACATAAACTAACGGGTTGGGTTCCTCATCAGCCCCGAACAAATCCATTTGCGCCTTTTTGCCCTCAAACAGAAATTCGTAAACCTCGTTTTCAATATTGCAAACAATGTTTTCCAACTCTTCCTCAAAACCGAACGTTTCAACGTTATATTTCATTCGTGGGGTATTGATTGCTGTTTTCTGATTGTTTGATATGGTAAACAATCCGGTTAAAACGACGCCTACGTTATCATCTTGCCCGGACAAAGAAACGCCCCTAACCTCTATATTGTCCAAACATTCTTCCGCAAATTCGGCTGCAATATCTGTTTGTTTCTTTGTTGCTTTAAACTCCGGCGTTGCCATCATGGTTTTAAATGACGTTATGTTGAATACACGTCCCATAATCGGGCGCAAATCATTAAACAAATGACGCAAATCCGGGTGTATGTCTTTTGCACTCAATACATGGTATTTGTTCGTGTAACTCTCATTTCCGACAACTTCCGTTACTTCATAATGTACGTCTAACCCGCCATCTTTCAATAACTTTACTTTCGATAATGAAAACTTTTCCTTTGTAGGAATCGGCATAACATTTTGTTTTTTTTCGCTCATAATTTTTAATATTTATTGTTTCCCGGTTCCTCCGGGTCGGTTTCTTCTTGGAAATACTCGCACGGTTCATCATCAGCACAACGACCGGACAAACAACATACCGGATAATCCACGCAATCAATGCACATTTTTTTTTCGTTCATAATTTAAAAGTCTGTTTCATTTAACAATTTTGCAACCTTGTTTTCCGGCTCTGCATCCGGTGCAAATATCGGTTTCGGGTCGTGAACTAAAACTTCCCTTTTTACCTTTTTGGTCTTTGCGGGTTCCGGTTCCGGGTTAAACTTCAATTGTTCCGCCGGATATTCTTTTGGTTTCAGTTCTATAATACCATTTTCCACCAAAACCGGAATACAACGTTTGCAGGCTTTCACGTCCTCCAACGCATCATGCGCCGGGAATGTTTCGCCGGGGAAACACTTGTTGTAAAGTTCCTCCAATTTCGGATATTTGCCCGGACGTCCGTCTGCATACAATGCGCCAACAAATTTAATTGTTTTCATCATCGTATCAATTCGTTTGCCCTTAAACAATGCGTCCTCCGCTTTTGCGTCGTAATACTCACGCCCCATAATTCGCAATATCATTGCTTTTACAATTGACGTATCAAAGTAAATGTTGTGTCCTACTAACAAACGGGCTTTTTCGCAATCCTCCAAAAATTCGCCTATAATATCAGCAAATGGGACGCCCTCGGCGTTTGCTCTCTCTGCTGTAATTCCGTGAACTTCTGTTGACGCTTCCGGTATTTCCCATCCCTCCGGCTTAATAATGTAGGAACGTTCCTTTTCGTTTACCGCCCATGCCAATTGCACAATATTTGGAAATTCCGCAAAATCAACGTCCCATTTTGCGCCCTTTGGGGGCAACCCGGTTGTTTCACAATCGAACGTCAAAACATCTTTCATAATGTCGTTTATCTCATTTCCTTTGCTGTCTTTCAATGTTACTTTTTTCATAATCAAATTTCATTTGGGTCTGCTATATATATATAATATTCTTCACTTGCAAGTTGTTTTAAAAGTTCGATATGTTCTATTAATTCCGCATTGCTCAACTCCGATATTTTACGCAACCGGGTTTCATATTTCCCGGTGTTAATATCCGGGGTCTGCTCATACATAACCGGGGACAACTCACGCAAACGGCGTTCCGTCTGCTCCTCTGTCAGACGCTCCCCGGCTTCCCATATACCCGACCGGAACGTTGGTACAACGTAATTGAAATAATAACCTTTCAAAGCCTCTGACGAACCGGGCGACGCTACAATAAAACGGGCGATTATGCGGCTACCTTTGTGCATTGCAAAGAATTGATTTAATTCCCCCATGTACATTTGTAAACCGCCGTTATTATTAATCATTCCCGTTGCTGTTATCTCTCTTTTCCTCATTGTCTTTCTTTTCTTGGTCAACAAATTGTTTCATTGTCTTATTAAAAGCCTCTCCGCCTACATTCAAAATAAACGTCCTTTCGCTGCTTGAATACCCCTGCAATTTTTTATCCATCGCCGACGCATAAAGAACGGTCATTTGTCCCGGTTCAAAAACTCCTTTTTCCTGCAATCGGTCTATCGGGTGCCGTTTCAATGGGGCGTTTGCGCTTATTCCTGCATTTCTCCGGATGTTTCCCAAATCGGAAATAACCACTTTCAGATTATTATAAAATTCGGGTGTTTTCAAAACGTCCGAAATTGTCATTTCTTTAACTTCCATATTGTTTTGTTTAAGGGACGCCGGGAAACCGACGCCCCGGTTAATTACTCGTTTTCTGTGTATTCCTCAATAATTAAATCCTGCTGTCCCCTTACAACACTTTCAATAAAACCTTGGAATCCCTCTTTTTTTGCCAAATCCAAAATTGCCTGCAATCTCTTTTGTCCCAAACTTTCGCCCCTCGCAATTCTGAATACCTTAACCGTTGGGTTACTTGCAATAATCAGTTTTGCGGCAACCTCCATTATTTGCGAATCTGAAACCTTTCCGGCGACAAATGGGACGTCATTTAATACTAACCCATCATCACTAAACGAAAGCCCGGAAATCGGCAATTTCGCCGACGAAATAAGTTTTTCACGCTCGGCGGATAATTCCTCAATTTCTGAATCCATCTTTTCCGCTTCTGCTTTTTTGTCGTCTGCTTGTTTTTTCTTTGAAAGATAATCGGCAACCTTTGCAGCCTTTTTATTGTGCTCCTCGGCTTCTTTCAATTGTTTTTCTGTATCGAAATTATTCGGGTTCAAAGCCTCATAATCTGTTAACCATTTTTCGGCACTTGCTATTTTTCCCTCATAATCTTTCTTTTCTTCTTCAACGACCGAAACGGTTTGTTTATACGTCTTTTCGGCTTCTTCCATTGCTTTCTTTGCCGCCTCAATTGCTTTATTGTATGAATCTTTGGCGGCTGCCAAACGTCCCGGAATCTCTGCCAATCTCCCCTTTCTTTCTTCCATACGCAAACGCACGCCCTTTGCTTTCTCAACCAACTTTGCGTTTTCCTGCTGTTCTTTCATCAGTTCCGTAATGTCCTTTGGTTTGGCATACGTTTTCAAATCCTGCGTTGTCAATCCCTGCCCGGCTGCATCTGATATTGATTTGTAGGTTTTCAAATCTCGGTTTACTCCGGTACGTTCTGTTTTAAGCCCGGCAACGGTTGTATCAATTTCGGCAATCCTTGTTCTTACTTCTTCCGGCAACAAAGACTTTACAACCTCAATTTGCTTTCTGCGTCCCTCGGCGGTTTCCGACCAACGGGAAAATTCCACGGCGTCAAAATCTGTATAACCGAAAATCTTTTGCAACATAGAAACGTTATCACTTTTCATTCCGGTTGTCTTTGATTTAATTGATAACGTGCCACGTGGGTTTGCTTTTGTGAATTTCAATTCAACCTCGTATTCCTCGCCGTCGTCGCCGACAATCATTTTTGCAAAACCTTTGCTTTCTCCGTTCTTCAATACGGCGTCACGGTTCCCGGTCAACAAAGCCCCAATTGCTTTTAATACGGTTGATTTTCCCAACTCATTATCTCCGGTAATGAAATAAACGTTACCGTCGAAATCTGCGTTAAACTCTTTAATTACTTGGAAATTTACCAATTCTAATTTCTTAACTATCATTTTTGCTCTCGGTTTGTGCCGGGGTTTCCCCCGGCGGTTAATATTATTTTTTTGTTTCTCTCATTCTTTGGTATATCATTGTTTGCACCTTAACAAATGCGTCCCGGCTTTCTTTCGCTTCCTCAACCGTGCAATCAGCAATGAAATTTTCCAAACGCTTGTATAATTCGTTCAACTCTTTGTCGCTTATTGCGTGCCGGGTTGCTCCTACTTCATCTATAAACATATCAAAACAACATTTGTATTTCAGAAATCTTATATCCTAACTCTTTTGCAATTTCTATTGCACATTCAACGTTTTCTATTCCATCAAACATCAATGTTTTTGTTTGATAATCTATGCCATAAAATGAAACTTCATTATTATGCGCATTAATACCGTTTTTGTGAATCTCTAATAACTTCATAGTTTTATAATTTATCCGGGAACCCGCCCGGTCGGTGCGTTGAACTTTCAACACTGCAAATATACGTATATTATTTTAATCTCAAAAAGTTTTTCTTTTTATTTTTCAAAAAAAAACAAAGAAGCCCGGCAATATTACATGCCGGGCATACCTTAAAACATTTTCAATTGTTTATCAAACATCTTTGCAATAACTGCATCAACTTCACTTTCTAATTTCTTGCAGGTCGCTAATATTTCCGGGCGACGCTGCGCAAAATATCTGCGTTGATTATGACGCATTTGTCGGATTAACTCGGCGAACTCTTCCAACGTTATTTTTCCCGGATTTTCGATTTGCGGGGTTTTTTCTTCTTCCATGTATATTTTATCCATTTTGAAATTAAAATCGCTCTACGTGGCTAAAACAAACGTTCGTGCATGTTGCTTGGTAAATTCTGACGCACCCAACCGGGGTTGTTGCGCAAAATGTATCGTCCAAAGTGCATTATCAACGTGGCGTCGGCGTTCCACAATGTCGGTTTCAATTCCGGGTACAAATTCCCGGCAATCTCTTTGTATCTGCGTTTTCGCTCGCTCTTTTCCTCCTTTTTCCGGCTTATCTTTGCCCGCAACTTCAATTCGTTTTGCCATTTCATAGGATGCGCCATAACAAACGGAATGTCGCAAACTGAAATGATTGCTTTCAACTGCTCAAAGTTTGCCATCATCTTTTGTATTCGGTACAACTTTCCCATATTGACGCCATCGGCACCCGGCGTTATATCATCCGGGCGCACACTTAGTTTTTCAAGAAAAACAATTGGCGAACATATTGTTTTCAAATGATTCAAATAATCTCTTATGTCGTTTATATCCTCCGGCATTTTTATGGCGGTTATATTGTGGTTTGGTCGCCATGTTACTATACCCCCACTTGTTCCGGGGTCAATTCCCACTACTGCTGAAATTTTCATAATTAAAATAAAACTTGCTGTATTTGAAACTCAATTAATCTTTTCTTTGCTTGTTCATAATAAACCGGGTCTTTTTCAATTATAGTTAAATCAAAGCCCAATTTATGTGCGGCTATTGCATGGCTCATACTTCCGCCGTGCGTGTCCAATATCCTTTGACCGGGTTCTGCAAAATTTTGTAATAGCCATTCATATAATATTATTGGTTTTTGTGTGGGGTGTATCTTTTTTTCTTTGACTGAACTTTTACCTTGTAAATTTCCATAATATCTATAATCAAAACATTTTGCAGGGCAATTAAAATTAGTCCACGCAAACTCACCATCTGAAAAGTTAGGAACCGGATTTTGTTTGTACCAAAATATAAAACATTGGCATGGAGGCAATTTATAATAATTTCCACCCCATATTATACATTTATTAGAAATTCTGAAAAGTTCGTCAAAATAAATATCATTTGGTATATCATTATCCCAATTATTTTTTTCACGCTTTGACCTTGCAGGTTTTGCAGCGTAATTAATTCCGTATGGCGGGTCAACAATTGCCAAATCAAAAGATTTATCACTTTGGGATTGCATAAACTCCATGCAATCCCCGTTTATTAATGTTATGTTTCCACATTTTTCAATTTTCATCTTTATATCCTCCCGCTTTTGTAAAATAACCTATTACGCCAATTATAAAGCAAACAATAAATAGTTCCATGATTATTGTTTAAATAAGTTCTTAAATATAAAATATAGCACATTCACAACAATAGAATTTCCTGCCATTTTATATTGCTGTGTTTTACTTATTCCGGAATTTTGGATTTTATTTATATTTTCATCAGAAACATCCATTAAACGAAAACATTCTTTTTCTGTCAGTTTTCTAATACGAAAATATTTATTATTAATAGGTTCATACAATAAATTATCTTTTTGAACTGTTGTTATTGTATTACTTATTCCGTCTGTTCTTGGTTCTAATGGTTCAATTATATAATTATCATCTAATCTATCGTTTGGGTGTGTTGTAATTGTTTTTGCTATACAATCCCCATTTGTGGGATTAAATGTAAATCCATTCCCTTTTTCTCTTTGTATCTCATTTTTTCTTATAAACGACGACAAACAACGTTGGCTTAAATAATATCTATCATCAACATTTTCATCCAATAAATCTTTTAATTTTTTATCAGACTGAAAAGGTTTAGGGAAATCAAACCACGCATCCCCCAATATACTAACCATAAATACACGTTCTCTATTTTGAGGAACTCCAAAATTTTTTGAATTTAGTATTTGAGTAAAATTAGTATATCCCATTTCCGTTAAAAAAGAGTACCATTTATGCAAATATGGCAAAAACTTTTTCTGTGTTAATGCTTTTACATTTTCCATTAATAGATATTTTGGGCGTTTTAATTCAATAGCCTTTTTACATTCCCATAAAAGCCCGCTTCTTGTTCCGCTTCCCTCTTCCAATCCTTTTTGTTGCCCTGCGCTTGATATGTCAGTACATGGGAAAGAATATGTAAACAAGTCAAAATCGGGAACATTTTCCCAATCTATTTTTGATATATCGCCAAAATTTCTATCCTTATATTGTGGATAAATTGCATTATGTGCCATTATCGCATATTTATCTATTTCCGACCATCCTACCAATTCATAATTAATTTTCATTCTATCTAATGCCATACATAGACTATCATAACCGCTAAATGCTGTAAATACTTTTAATGTCATATCCAAAACTTCATGTAGTTATCAACTTGCATTTCCTCGGCAATCATCCGGTCAAATGCTTTTATAATCTCTTTTTTCCGGGCAACCTCAAACGCCGTAAAATCAATTTCCGGGCTTTCGGTTCCTTTTCGGCGAACTTGAAACGCTGTATATTGGTTTATCATTCCACGGGCTACACGCTGCATATACCGGGCAAACGCTTCTTTGCGGTCGTCCTCTTTAACTTGTACATCATCAGCTAACCCGCATTTTTGCAACCATTCATACAAAAACATATCATCAGTTAGCCCCAATATTAATTTCCCGGTGTATTTGTAGCAAAGGAAAATATAACGGTTCCGCCATTGTCTTTGTATCTCAAATCTCCGGATTTGCGCCGGCGAAATTTCATTGTTTTTTTCCGGTATAGCTTTGTATGCTTTATCAATTACATCTGTCTGCTTTTGCTTGTATGCTTTCAGAATCTTTGCAAAGTAATCGGCGTTGAACTGTTGATAATGGTTTTTGTCCGGATTCCCTTGTTTATCTTTCGGCAAATATTCGTCTAACTCTCCGGTCGTCGCCAATTCAAAAGCCATCTTAATATCAGCCAACGTCATATCTGAGTAATAACGTTTCAGAATATCCAACAACCGGGATTGTATATAATTCCAATCATTTTCATTCTGTGGTATTATATAACCAACGTCTATTGCTATACGCTTAAACAGTAACGAAAGATTTTCAACTAATTTTGCATCGTCAATTTCCGCAATTGGTGTTTTTGTTGACGCTGCGAAAACATATTTTTCAACTGGGTTTAATGCTTTGGCAACCTCCGGCAATTGCACCATTCTACGGCGTACTTCAATGGCTTTTGTTCCGGGCTTGGTATTATATATTTCTAACGCCGTATTTTCTTTTTTTTCAATTGCTCCCATATCAATCAAAATCATTGTTTAAATACTTCATCATATCCGCAATTTCTTTGCTGCTTTGCTGCTCTGTCTTTACGGAACGTTTCATTTTTTCCCATTTTTCGTATTTTTCGGGGGTTGAATCATATTCTAACGCCGCCCAACCTTTTGAAATGCTTTCTTTTATCAGAATCAGCGCAAATTCTTCCGGGTATTTACTCAAACCATTTAAGTTTGCTTGTATCGCTGAAAAACTCTTTTGCGACGTTCTCCATTTCGGTTGACACATCAAAATATAAAAGTTCCGTTTAAATTCATCGCTATCAAATGGGAATACAAGTTTTGCAAAGTAATTATCAACTTTATCAATTACTTGTTTTCTGACGTCCAACAATTCCGGGGTAAACCCATAAACAATACTTGCTTTAACTGTTTTTTCTTCGTTTGAAAAATTGTCTTGTGAAAATCCGTCCGGATTTTCTTTAGATGCTTTAGCATCTTTCTTTATATTATTATTAATATTATTGCTA